TCCTCGAATCAGTCGAATGAAATTCAATGGCTAGCTTCAGGAAATTCTTTAATAGCGGGAACGTATGGTGGAGCTTTTATAATTAACGGTGGTGGCTCAGTCCTAACCCCAACAACGTTCACAGCGAAACAGGAAATATCAGTCGGTTCTGAATCTATACAACCTAAACGTATAGGAAACTTTTTCTACTATGTCCAAAGATTTGGAAAGAAGATAAGGGAATTATTTTATTTATGGGATAACGACTCATATAAAGCAATGGATAAAACCATTTTCAACCCTGAGGTTACAGGAGACGAAATCATTGAGATAGCATATCAGGAAGTGCCGGACACTATTTTATGGTGCTTAAGGTCAGACGGACAAATAGCGACGCTGACAAGAGAAGCAGACCAATTAGTAGAAGGCTGGGCAAGACAGATAACAGACGGCGAGTATGAAAGTATTTGCTGTATTCCAAGTCAGAGCCATGGGTATGATGAAGTCTGGGTAGTTGTTAAGAGAACAATTGACGGAGAAACAAAGCGATACATAGAGGTGTTTGAAAATATAGACTTACCTGACAGGCAGGATAAACTTATGTATCTGCACTCAGCTCTTGACTATGATGCTTATGATGATACAGATACAGAAGATTTAGATATTGCTCTTTCAGGCACAGACGGCACAATAAACATAACAGCGACGGGAGCATACTTTGAGGAAGACGACATAGGCAATCGCATAAGAGCCATAGACGCAGACGGCAACACTCTTGGAGAGCTTAAGATTACAGCTTATTCGCAATCTACCATAGTAACAGGAACAGTCACATATGCCTTTGATGATACAGATTATGAGGCTGGGCTCTGGGGCGTTTCAGTAGACGGACTTTCAGGCTTAGACCACTTAGAAGCCAAGACAGTAAAGGTGTTAGCTGACGGAGGCGTTGATAAGCCCGACAAGGTAGTATCAGAGGGGACTATAGACCTTGCATATAATTACTTTGTTATTTCTGTTGGACTTCCATATACTCAGAAACTGAACTTATTACCATTTGAGGCAGGCTCAGCAAGGGGAACAGCACAGGGCAAAATACAAAAAATAAATCAGGTTATGTTTAAACTTAACCGTTCATATAGAGGCTTTAAAATGGGTGGCGATGAAGACCTTGCCGAAAGAGTGAGCTTTAGAGAACCTTCAACTTTGTTAGGAACACCAGAGGCACTATTGACCGGCATATTACCAAATATCAATTTCAAAGACGATTATCGCTATGGGTCTCAAATCATGATTATCAATGACGAACCATTCCCCATTGAGATTTTATCTATTATGGCGACACTGGAAACCTTCGACAAGTGAGGATAATATGGGATTAGCAACCGTAATAGGCATAGGACTGGCAGGAGCAACACTGGCAAGCAGTATAGGCGAGAAAAAAGAAGCTGAATATAATGCTAAGCAGGCTGTGGCCGAATCAAGCTACAACGCCTCTGCGCTTTATCAGCAAGCAGGTATGATAGACGATCAGAAGAAACTGCAGGCATATCAGGACAATAGACTCATTAGATTTACAATGGGCAAGACTGTTTCCTCTGCTGCAGGTAGAGGGATTGAGCTTTCAGGTTCTCCCATGGCAATAATGATAGATACGCGAACTCAGCTTGAAATGGACAAAGCTATTGGTCAGTATAATCTATCGGTTCAAAAGTATTCAGTATTATCAGAAGCAGAATCAGTTAAAAGAGGTGGTGCTATTACTGCCGGACAATATGAGAGAAGCGGTAAAGCTGCTCTCACGTCAGGTATAACAGGAAGTATCACCCAATTATATAGCACTGAAATGTATAGACGAGCAAGTGCAGCATAAAGGAGATATAAATGGCAGAGTTTCCCAGATATAATTCACAGAGGCAAATGACCACACAGAGAGCTACCGCATTCACTAAGGGTGATTATAGGACTGAGGCAAAGGCTAAAGGACAGGTAGCAACTCAGGCCCTCTCAGTTGCACAGCAAGCAACAGAACTTTGGGAAAATGCTCTGACGACTTCTCAGCTTAATGCGTTTAAATCAAACAAGGGTGTATTCTTAGCTGATCTAAAAAGTAGAGCTATGCTTGAGGTTGACCAGAACGCAGGCGGTAATTATGTAAAAGAACTTGAAGACTGGAAAAAAGATGCGCTTAAAGACATGGGCCAGAGAGCTAAAGCAAAAGCTACATTAGAACTTGATACTGATTATTCAATGGCTCAGAACCAGATAAACGGCATATTCCAAAAGAAGATTATTGCTCAATCACAGATTAACCTTGCGGGGGCCATAGAGGGATATAAAGGTGAAGCATTGGCTACCTCGAGCAAGGCTGAAGCAACAAAGAGTATTACGGCTGCAGTTGATCAGATTAACCAGAATGTTAAGGACGGGATAATCTCCCCGGACGAAGGAGAGAGCCTAAGAAAGAAATTTACAGAAGAACTAAGAACAGGCGAGATCGAACGTGATTTATATAGTGACCCAATGGATTTTAAAGCTAAAGTAAAGAAAGATGCTTACATATTCGCAAACGCTAAAGAAAAGTCAGACTATTTAAAAAAAGCAGATACTATAATTAAGGCAGAGGAGAACCTTGCCAAGTGGGAAGAAAAACAGCTCTATACAATGGGAGCATATGAAGCCAGTAAGGGTCTCTTGGATAGAAGCTTGACTTCTCAAGGAATAAAGGATATGTATAATAACGGCAAGATAGACTCTGAGACAGCTGCTATATTTGATGAGGTCTTGACTAATAAAGACTTTTTAGTCCCAGACTCGACCAAGTTAGGTAAGCCAGATTTCTTTTTAAAGCTCTTAGATGATGCCCTTGATGATGAGACTGAATCTTTAGCTGTAATGAAACAGGCAGCCAGAGCTTATGGTAAGACTGAGTTAGGCTCAAATCAATACGGTTACTTTATCAATGAAGCGAATAAGAAGTTTGAGAGATTGAAAAAGGGTCAGAAACAAGGAGACGGTGTTTTAAGGAATATCGTTAATGGAATAAAGAGCTATGTTGGCAATACTCCAAAAAGAACTTTTGAACAGCATAAGATTCAAAGCGATATGCTTCGTAGTTTTATAGATAAAATTATGGGGAATACACCACCTGAGGAAGCAGCAGAGGAAGTTATAATGGAGCAGACAGTTAAAGACGTTCAGGAAAGTGCCGGTCCTGAACAAAGGATTTGGGCTACTGACGGCAAAGAAAGACTATATTCAGATGACGGAGATAATTGGTTTAAAGAAAATGGAGAACCATATAAATGAACTTACCTGAGGGCTTTCAAGTAGAGATAAAGCCACCTGAGGGATTTAAGGTAGTGTCACCTAAAATAGATGAGACTAAGTTTCAATCTGATTATAAGGCATATGCAGAAAAAAGCGGCTTAGACACTGACCCTGATAATCCTAAGCATTTTTATGATTATAGAGCTTTATATAAAGATGAGGGTGGATTTTACCCTGATGAAGCTGGCCATTTATCATCTAAGTATAAACTTGACGGACACCCTCGAATGTTCGTCAATGGAGTTAATACTAAGACTGGAGTGCCAAAGGGCTTTACCTCGGAAATGCCACCTGCTCAGTTGCCTGATGTAGCAAGGATTACTCGTCCGGCTAAAGAAATTGACGAAATAAATCCTATATATTTCAGCACTAAAGAGCAGTTGAAGTATACTTACGAAAGACTTTTCTCTGCTTTATTTGAAAAACCTTTATATGCTATAACTGAACTTGGTCTGCGAGGTGCTAAGGGGGTAGTTCAAGCTGGGGGGAAGATGCCTCAGTTGCCTGCTCCCAAGTTTGTGGAGGACCTTGATAACTCAATGAGAGAAAAAGCGGTGGGTTGGCTTGATAAGACGATCAATATATATGAACACCCTGAAAAATATGCGCCTTATACTTTTGAGGCAGAGACCAAAAGGGCTAACTATAGAGCTGCTTGGTATCAGAAAAGTTTAGCTGCTGGTATCGGTTCAGATGTAATTGAAGCTTGCACAGACTTAGGGGCATTGATGATACAAATGTCTTTAATGGGGAAAGTTGTTCCCACAAAGACGGCAACAGCACATATTGCTAAAGTAGGCGCTCACGGGTTCTTTACAACCTCTGGCGATGTGCAGGAAAGAGCAAAGGCTGCTATGTATAGAATAGCTTATAATATAACTCCCTATGTAGCAAACGCTACAGGGGCAACAGGATTCGGCGCAGTGGCAACAGATACAGCCCTTAATACATTCTTAACTTCACCTACTTATGTGCAGGCCTACAAACAGGCAGGTGGATTTAATGATGAGTTTCTATCTATGGTCATACCTCAGCTTGTTATGGATATTGGTATGGCTTGGAATACAAGAGGGCTTCCTGCAAATCAAGCAAAAGTTAAGATAGACAGATATTTGGCTAATCGACCAGAAGCAACAAAACTTCCTAAAGATGAGGGCGTAGAGTTGATTAAGGATATACAAAAAGCTATCGTTCCCAAAGAAGAAGTGAAGCCCGAAGCAAAGCCCCAACCCCTCATAGAAGAAGCTAAGAAATATAAGAGTGCAGAGGAGTTTGTGGAGAGTTACAAAGGAAAATTAGATGTTTTGGGAGAACCAAGAGTAGGAAAAGACGAATATAGAGCAGAAACATTAAGATTTTTATTAGATGATGTTAATTCAGATATGATGAAAGCAAGAATTGGCACAGAAAAAATAGTTAAAACTATTGAAAATGTTGATAAAACAAGAGGGCAATATGGCGGTGGGCGTTATTTATATAAAAATAAAGATGGGGAATACGTTGGTGCTTTAAATTATACAGGAACAAAACAAAAAGGCTATGTGTTATCAAATATTTATACAGAACCTTCATCAAGAAAAAAAGGTATTGCATCAAAGTTGCTTGATTTAGCTAAAAAAGATATGCCTAATATAAAAGTTGATGCAAGTTTAACTAAAATGGGTGGAGATTTCTTTAAAATCAAAACCACAGCCCAACTTACAGACATCTGGAAGAAGGCTAATAAGGTAGCTAAGGTAGAGACAAAACCAAGTAAAGTAGCAGAAAGCATAGCAAAGAAAGCTATTGAGAAAAAATTGGCAGATACTTTTGAAGGAATTGCCCAGTATACACCTAAAGTAATGAAAGAACAACTGGCCGAAATGGACAAGTTGATAAAAAATGATATTGAGCAGGCAAAGAGAATTGTTAAGGGAGAGGAAGCCTTGCCAAAGGGAATGTTGGGGGGCATAGCAATTAAATCTATGGAAGATTATGCAGTTAAGGTTGGCGATGTTGAATTGCTTAAAGATATAGCTGAATCGCCGCTTACAGCAGAAACTTCTATACACGCACAAGAATTAAGAGCATTAGCAGAGAGAAACCCAGAATCCCCTGTCAGTGCAATAAGTAAAGTAGCAAAGGCAAGAGAGTCTGTTTTCACAAAGAAAACGAAAGTAAAAAGCATCAAAGAAGCACAGAAGGCAGAAGTTAAAAAGATTAAAGAGAGTGTTAATAAACAAATACCAACTAAGGAGGTGTGGGGAAATTTCATTAAATCCCTACAGTGCTAATGGCCAGTAACTTTTGTTTACCAAAGAATTTAGTAGATAAACTTCTTGGAATGTTGAAATCGGGTGAAATTACACCAGAGAAGCTATCAAGTATGACATCACAGCAAAGGAATACTTATTTTTCTTCATTTCTCGGTAGTGCTAATGCAACTAAAACAAATGCTTTATTTGAAAGCAAATTATTACTCAAAAATCAACAGTTAGGATTAGTAAATTGGGCGAAACAGATTACAGGAATAAAACCCACAGCCAAAAGAGATTTACTTACACGGATAAATAAAATGACCGATATACTTCAACCAGAAAATGCCGATAAGTTTTATGCTGATTTAGCCAAGCAAAGGCTTGGTGTAGGTGTTACTGTTGAAGAAGCTGGTAAGATTGCTGATCTTGCGAAAGATATATCGACCAAGAAGGCTCTAATTCCTGAGAGTTCTCCAAATGGTAGTAAAGAAAGACTTGCCTATGGTGAATCATTGGTTTCATTTAAAGAATATGTTGGTGGCTTAAAAAGAGAAGCTAAAGCGTTATCCATGGGAGAGTTTATGAAGTCCCCTTGGCAAATGGTTAAATCTCTATCAGGTGGCTTTAAATCAGCTAAAGCATCGCTTGACGCAAGTTTTTCATTGAGGCAGGGAATGGTAACCTTAATAACAAAACCGAAAATTTGGGCAGATGTTTTCGTTAAGTCTTTTGACTCTTGGAAAAAAGAGTTAAAAGGAATAGACGGAATAGCCCCTATAAAAGCAGAAGTATTTTCAAGAGCAAACTCTATAAATGGCAAGTATCAAAAAATAGGTGTTGATGTAGGCATAGAAACTGAAGAAGCGTTCCCAAGATCATGGCCGACTAAAATACCTGTATTGGGTAGACTTTACAAAGCATCGATGTCAGCTTATAATGGAGCTTTATTAAGAATGAGAGCAGACCTTGCTGATAGATTTATAGCAGACGCAGAAAGCATGGGGGTAACAGATTTAAAAAACTCAGGAATAGGCAAATTAGTTAATTCTATGACTGGCCGAGGTAGTCTTTCACTGCCAAGAGGAGTAGCTGATACGGCTAATGTTATGCTTTTTTCTCCAAGATATTTTAAGGCACAAATAGATGTATTAACGGCTGGTTGGTCAAATTCTAAAATTCGTGGAAGTTATAGCCAAAAGATAGCGGCTCAAAATCTCGTGAGAATGATTGCTACAATAAGCGGTGTCTTAGCAACAGCTAAATGGATAGATGATGACAGTGTTGATTTTGACCCAAGAAGCACAAGGTTTGGAAAAATATATGTCAAGGTTGGGGATAAACGAGTAGGGCTTGATGTAACTGGTGGTTTTAGAACTTTAATCATACTTGCTTCAAGGCTAACCCCGTCTTTTCACAATGGCAAGTTTGGTCTTTGGTGGAAAACCTCAAAGGGCCAGTATCGAAATATGTGGGATTCAAAATATGGGGCATTAGAACCCAGTGATTTTTTAGTTAGTTTCTTAGAAGGCAAGGCAAGCCCGTTTGCAAGAACAGGTTTAAATATATATAAACAAGAGACGTGGGATAGAGAAAAACCAACTATAAAAGGTGAGTTAATAGAACTATTCTCTCCTATATCAGTTTCTAATGCTATTGAAACCATAAAAGAAACGAAAGGCGAAAATTTATTAGTCGGTCTTATTCTTGCCGGACTCAATATGTTAGGTGCTGGAACTACCCACGAAGCTAAAAAGAAAACAAAACAACGATTTTAATAAAGGAGTAAATTATGTCAGTTGAGACTACTACCAGAAAAGAAGCAGCGCAGGCAATGACTGCGTTGATAACTGAATTTACCTTTTCTTTTAGATCACTTGTTACAATTCCGTCAGATATAAAATGTATTCGCACAACGACAGCGACAAGCGCCGACGAGGATATGACGTATGTTGCTGATTTGCCAGAAGACCCGACAGTTGCTGATATATTAAAATATACTGTAACTGTTAATGACGACGGTATCGGTGGAGAGGTAGAAGTTGCTTATGTCTCAACGAGTTGCACGATAACTATTTATAGAGAAACGACAGATACTCAGGGCAGTGCTTACGAAGATTATAACCAGTTTCCTGCCAGCACAGTAGAGTCTGACTTTGATAGACGGACAATGGTTTCTCAGGAAATAAAAGAAAACAGCGACAGGTCATTAAGGCTTCCTATTACGTCAAGTGTAGATGCTGAATTACCGACACCCGAGGCTGACACATATCTTGGTTGGGACGCTGACGCTGCTCTTGCAAATAGGAAACT